TGGAGTTGAAATTAATCCTGACGCAGTAGGAACAAATCTTACAGAAACAGACAAAGAATTGAATAACATGTCTGATATAAAACCAGAAACTACTGGTGATGTTCCTATTGTAACTGCTCCAAAAAAACCTGATTCAGATGTAGGAATGATTAAGGGCATTGAAACAACCTCTGATAAAATTAAAGATGCTGAAGCTGCTCAAGGCGAAGTAACTTATGTTATTGATGATATAACAGGCACATTATCTGAAGGGGCAATGGCAGAAGGGATTACTGAAGAATTAAATCCTAAAGCTACGGTGCGTTATCAATTGAGTGAGTTAATGGCTACTATAAAAGATGGTAGTCCACCCCCTGCTTGGGCGGCAGGTGCTGTAAGAAAAGTAGCATCTTTGATGAACTCAAGAGGTTTAGGAGGATCATCTATGGCCGCATCAGCTATGATTTCTGCTATTATGGAAGCAGGAGTTCCAATAGCTGCGGCAGACGCACAAGCCCATTCAAAAATACAATTACAAAATCTTAATAATAAACAACAAGCAGCATTACAAAATGCTGTAACTGTTGCATCAATGGATAAAGCAAATTTAAATGCACGATTAACAGCGGCTGTGCATAATGCTAGAAATTTTTTAGCTATTGATACTAAAAATTTAGACAATCAACAAAAAGCTAATTCATTAAGTTACCAAGCAATGGTTCAATCTGCATTTAGAGATGCAGCGTCTGAAAATGCTACAAGACAGTTTAATGCAAAAAATCAAATACAAGTAGAAGAATATTTTGCTCAATTAGGATCACAAGTTGAAGCGGCCAACGCTAACAGAATTGCAGCAATGAGACAGTTTAATGTTTCAGAAGAAAATGCTATGCTACAACTTAATGCACAAATACAAGACTCTAGAGAAAAATTTAATGCATCTGCTAAATTTGCTATTGATCAATCGAATGTGACATGGAGAAGAGAAGTTAATACGGCTAATACTGCAACTCAAAATGAAACAAATAGAATAAACGTACAAAACGAATATAATGCTGAACAATCAGCTTTAAATGCCTTGTGGCAAGATTATAGAGATAACGCATCTTTTAATTTTTCAAAAGTTGAAAATGCTTTGGGAAGAAAACACGCTATTGGTCTTATGGCATTAGAGTTTTCGTATAACCAAAAATTATTAAATGAACAGGAAAAAACAGATTTAATTGAAATGATAGGAACTTTTGCAAGTTTGTGGGGTGATAACGCATGATTAGAGATAAGTTTAAATTAGTAAAATCATTTGCCCAATTTCCATTTGATTTTTTTATGGATCTTACAGGTAAAGATACGGTAGGGGATGTTGTAAAAACTGGGTTTTTAACAGCAGGAAAAGCAGTAAAAGCATTGTCTGATGAAAAAGAAGGAAGAGAAATTCCTAAAATGACTATAACAGATAATCTTATAAATCAATCTTCTCCTGCCCCAGCAAATTTAAAACAATTTAGAAGTTACCCTTTTACAAATCCACAGTTGTTAAACAATATAAAATCTCTTGTAAATAACACAAAAAATAATGAGTTATTACAATTAATTAATAGGTATGCAAATACACCTAAATCAACTCGTAAGAAAAGTAAAAACATTGGAGTTGAACAAAGTATAGTAAGAGGGGTACAGATATAAATGGAACAAGGTAAATTTGATTTGTTAGCTCCTGCTCCTGCAGGTATATCACTTACAGAAGATAATAGAAATTATCCGTGGGGCAATCCCCCCAAATACGCTGATCCTAATAAGGCGATGGATGCAGCTATTAATTCATTAGAATCCCCAGTAACACGAACTAATCTTGTAAAATCATTGATGGCAGGTATATCTGTTGAAAGTCTTGTTGAGGGTTTTATATACGCTGGTTTTGAATCAGGCAAGTTTTCTTTAGATACGGCATTAATAATGAAACCTTCTTTAGCGTTGTATTTAGCAAGTATTGCTGAAGAGGAAGAAATACCTTACAGATTTTTTGAAAGTGATATTCCATTAGATGAAGAAGAAATAGATGATACTCACATGTTAAAAATTATGAAAAAGAATAACCCAAGAATGTTTCAATTTATAAAAGAAAAAGTAAACGAAGAAATTCGTACAGGAGGACAATCTCAAGAACTTGATGATAATTTTTTAAATGCAGAAAGGGAAGTTAAGTAATGGCTGGAGGAAGAAATTTTCAAGCTCTTGTTAGAGGGTATTTAAAAGGCGAAGTAATAAAACAGGAACAGGCTGCAGAACAAGCTAAACTTAGACAGGAAGCTGATCAAAAAGCAAAGGCTCAAAAGATAGCCTTTAATTCAAGTATTGTAAAAGATGTTATAACTGAAAATCCAGAAATGTTTAAAGAACTTGATATGAGTTATGAACAAATGACAAGTGATGCTGGATTACAGACAGTTTTAAGTTATGTAAAAGATAAAAATACTGATGCTAAAATTAAGGATAAATATCTTGACTTAGCTTTTGACGTGATAAAAAAGAAACCTGAGTTGTATAAAGATTTTGATGTTAGTCAATATGATATAACTACACCAAAAGGTCAAGAACTTTTGTATCAAGCTGCGATAGCCCTTTATCAAGCTGACAATGAAACAAACACAGATCAATACAAAGGTTACAGAGTTTTTGGAAAGGGAACTAATGATGAGTTTTTAGTGCGATTTACGGATAATCCAAATACTTTTGAAGAATATTATGCTAACGGAAACAACTTTGTAAATGCACTTGTATTAAATGGAGATAAATATAGTAGGTTACCTAAGAAAGAACAAATAGAATTTGCACAAACATTAGAAAATCAAATGATAAGTGCGTCTAGTAAACACCTTTCAAGTCAACAACAATTAAAAGCAGAAAATTCAAATCACGAATTTAGAGATATTGAGTGGACTCAAATAGGTAGATTGACAGGTTCTGAAGAATATAAAAAACCATACCAAGAGTTTTTTACAAATTTAAAAGAAAATACAACGTATAATTTAATTGGTGCTATATATGGACAAGAGCCTACAATGGTTGGTAAAAAGACTAAGCCAGATGGTACAGAAGAAACACAAGTAAATTTTGAAGATACAGGACAGTTGGGTATTTTAATCGAACATTCTTCTACAGATTCTCAACCAATTGCAAATGAAAGACAACTAGCTGCAGCTTATCCAGAACTTGTAACATCAGATAATAGAATATTTAAATTAGCTCAAACTATTTTAACGTTACCGGGCATGCAACCTGATATTCCATACAAAGATAATCCTAAAGCAAAATCTTTATTACAATTACATCAAAGTGCTTTTAGTTTAACACCGTCAATGAGAACTGCTGTTGGTGTTACTATGTTAGACGCAATAGAGCAGGGTATGCAACCAGAAGAAGCTATGTTGGCTTTAGGTCTTTTAATAAATAGAGATGTAAATCAAGAAGGGGGAATGTTATATTCTAAAACTGATTCTATATCTAAGGAATATAGTCAAATAATTAAACAAATAACTTTGTTGTCAGGAAAAGAAGGCGTTGACAAAATATCTGAAATGGCTAGTGCCGCAAAGGAAGCTCTGGATTTATCAAAAGAATATTTAAGACTTGTAAAAGGTAAAAAAATAAAAGTAGGTTTAGCAGGATTTATTGATAATAAATTTGTAAATCTTGTAGGAAATGGTACTGGTCAAATAGATAGTTTAATGGACTTATTTAATAGCGAAGACGAAGAATTTGGATTAGATAGTTTTCGTGATAAAGGCTATGAAAGGATGCAACAAGAAATAAAATCTGCACAAGAGTATCAAAACACGCTAACAGGCGATAGAAGAAAAGCTTATGGTGAAGCTGCAGCTTTGAGAATTTATTTGGCTTATACTCTTGCAAAAGTGTTTGACCCATCAGGAAGAGTTTCAGATAAAGATTTAGACAACGTTTTAAGTGCTTTTGCTGGAGATGGAAATATTGTATCCCCAGAATATGTAGAAGGTATGTTGGGAATTTCTATTGATCGATTATCTCGTAAGTATCAAAGATTTAGTATTCTTTCTGATTATGATCCGAGTAATGTTACTCGTGCTAATGTTCAAAAAATATCTGGAGCTATAGCATTTAGTCGTATTATGGCATCGACAAATTCTGAGACAGTAAGGGATAAGAAGTACGTTGTAGAAAATATGTCAATAGCTACTAGTAGTCCTTTAGGTTTAAAACCAAGACCTGATTTAACATTTACCGATGAAAACCAAATAGAGCGAACTGTATATCAAGTTTTTAATAAAACTAACAATACATTAGTATCTCCTCTTTTTAGTGCAGCAAATAATTTATATGTATATTTTGATAATAACAACGCAAGTAATCTTGCATATATACCCTCTGCATCAGTAAAGTCAACAGCTACACAGACATCACCTTCTGATACAACGCAAACACCACCAGAAGTAATTACAATACAAACAAGTGAAGGACCAGTGCAAGTCGATCAAAATGGTAATCGAATAGATCAATAAGGAAAATTATGGCTGAACAATTAGATAACACTACAGAAGAAGACGAACAACTTATAAAAGTTGAAGATCAACAAATCGTTCCTGATACAAGTGTAGATAGTAAACAATTGGAATTATCAGGTCCTGCAAAAGAAGCAGGGTTTACTTTTGCACAACAACAAAAAGCAATAGACGAAGACATTGAAAAACGACAACAAAAAACGTTTGTTCCGTCTTTAAATCAAGTGTTACTTGAGGGTGCAGAACCTCCTAAAAATATAAACAAGCAGACGGTCGATAAGGCAAAATTATATGTAGAGTCTTTAAGCTCTGAAAATAAAGAACTACCTCCTGTTTTAAAAAATAATTTATTTAATGCTTACAAAATGTTAAAGCAGGATTTAGAAAGTGCAGAACAAACAGCACAAGCAGACGTTCCTAAGTACAGAGCATTTGGTGTTACTGCTGAAGGTGAAGTTGCACCAGAATATGCAAACAAAAACTTTTTTGGTATTTTCAAAACTCCTGAAAGACGATTAGCTGAGAACAGATCTAGATTAGTTCAATTTGGTGAAAGAACAAAAATTGCAGAAAGAAGCCCAGAAGCTTTTAGTATACTTACTGAATCATTTACAACAGGGGATACTTTTAGGCAATTTTTAAATGATTCAAAAGATATAATAAGTGGAGGGCTTACCTTACAAAAGATAATTAGAAATCTTACAGGGGATTATGTAGAGTCACTTGGAAGAGCTTTTAATGAATCTAAAGATGGAGAAGAAGGTGTATTTGATCTTGCATCACAATATTTTAAGGAAAAGGCAAACGCTAGAAAAGTAGATGTTGAAAACTATATGAATGGATTTCAAGATAGTGCTATTGCAGCTACTAGTACAGATAGAATAAATACGTTCATAAAAGATGAATATATAAAGAAATTTGGAGAAGAAGAATACAAAAAGAACTCTAAAAAATTAATGTTAGATGAGAGAGATGCAAGAGCAATTTATAATTTTGCTTCGGCAGAACTAACTTTTATTGAAAATTATATAAAAGATTTAGGTTTTAATTTAGGAACAAGAGTTGGTTTTGCAACAATTGGAAAAGCAATGGGGCAAGTAATTGGTACAAAATCTCCTGTAAAATTTCTTTTAGATCAAGATAGAAAAAGAAAAACATATCCAAAAAATGCTGATGGTATAAATCCGTACTCCTCAACCAGTACAGTAAAATTTACTGAGATGGAAGCTAATCAAATTAAAAGGGATGGGTTCTTTAAATTTTTATTAGGTAAACTTAGTTTTAAAACAACAAGACAAACATTAAAAGCACAACAGGGTCAGTATATTTATGATGACATAATTAAAAATATGGACCCCAAATATCAAAATGCCATTGATGATGCAATTAAAAAAGTAAACGATGCAACAACAACTGCAGCAAGAAATCAAGCATTGTCTGAATTAGATATAGCCGAAAATGCATTTTTAAAAGCATCAACTAGTGGTTTTAGTATGATTAAAGGAAATAGATATGCTATGCCTGTTACTCAAATGCAAGATATATTGGGGGATGAACTATTACCAACACTTGCTCAATCGTTTACTTTTAATGCTTTGACGAGTGGAGAAGTTACAGCAGAACAATTAGAAAGAGCAAATCTTCTTAGTGCGATTATGTACTTATCTCCAGCAGTATTACAATATCCTTTTAGATGGATAGTGGCAGGGGGAGAAAAATTTATCCCCACTGGAGCTGACTTATCTTTTCAAATAAAATCTGTATTAGATGGCACTGGAGTTACAAGAGCAGTAGGGCTAAAACCTTTATTAGATCCAGATGTAATGGATGTAAAAATTCCTAATGCATTTGGTGAATTGAGAAGCCCAGATGTTGAACAATATAGATCAGGAAAAGTTTTTAAAAATTTATTTGTTAGATTAGATGATGATACACAAAAATTACAATTGAAAAATGCAGAGGATGCAAATAGAGATATTGATACTGCTCTTTCTGTTGTTCGAGATTCTCCTACTGTAGATCAATATAGAAATTATTTACGATTATCTTATGCACAGTTAAGTTCTATATCTTGGTATCACGGTGTTGCTAAAGGACTATTAAGCAAATTAACTTTACGTGATGTTATGTCTACATCAAGTAGATTTAATACTGCAGTAAAAGCTATGCGTGAAGCAGATCAATTGCTTGTAGCACATTCCAATGTATTAGATGATATGAAATCTGCATTTATAAATGCTGCTAGAAATAATAAGTTAACAGGAGAAGGTTCTGAAGCTTTAAGAAATATACTAGAACTTGAAAGTAATATAAACGTAGCATTTGCAGGTGCAATGCAAGAAAACAAACAACAAGCTGCGTTGGTTGAACAAGAAATAAGTTCAATGCTTTCAGACCCTAAACATTTTTTATCATTAGACCCTGCTCAATTAGATGAAGTGCTAGATAGTAGATTAGCTAATGTTGATTTAGGTGATCCTACAGTAGCTCGTGGTATTGAATATGAAAGTGATTTTTTTGATAAAAACATGGATACTGTTTTAAATATGCACGAAATACACAAGGAAGCGTTGAAAGGATTAGCAAATTCAACTGAACTTCTTTCAACTAAACAAGGGGAAATACCAAACTATAATGTTTTAAGAAAATCTGTAAAAAGTCATTATGGAATTATTGATAACTACTATCGAAACATTGCAAAACAAATATATGAACCACTTGATAGTTTTGGAACTGTTGAAGCATCTGATGTTTATAAGTCTCTTCTTGAACTCCACAAAAAAGCTTCTTTTGAAGATATAGGTATTAATGACGTTTTATTAACAAACTTTAGACCTAAAAGTGAATTTAACAAAACTGCAAGAGGAAGAGAATTTACTAAAGTAATGAACGACATTGCTTCTGAAGCTATAAAAAGAACATTTGTAAATACTTTTGGAGATGCAGCTCCAATATATTATTTGGAATGGATAGAGAGTTCAAAGAATATTGTGGGTAGAGCCTACGGTTTTCCTTTTAATAAATCTACAAATGAAGTTAAATTTGATCCTGCTCCTATACATTACTATGATTATATTATGTCAAGAGGGGGCATGATAAACGATCAATCTTTATCTGAAGTTCAGATTAAATTTGCCGATCTAGTATACTTAAAAAGAGAGCTAACTGAAAAAGCTGTACATTTTAAGAAAAGCGACAAATCAACAATAAAAGAAAAGGCAAGAGAATATTCAGAATTGTCTGAGAGTATTGAATCTTTAATGAGAGAAAAAGGTTCAGAATTAGAAGTAGTAGTAAATGGTATGCAATCAAATGCGTATAAAGAAGTACAGAAAATGAATATACTGTACGGTGCATTAGTAGGTAAGAGAAAAGAAAAAGATTCTCTTTTAAGACAACTTGAAATAATAAACGGTAGAGAGTATGATGCTGATGCAAAGAAGAAAGCATTTAATATTCTTACAGGAAAAAATTTGTTTGATAACATGATGGAACAAACTGATTTTAATGCAAAATTAGGTTACATGGATGATTTTAGAAAAACTATAGAAGAAGCCTATGGTGTTCCTGTTTTACCTAAAGCTCTTACTAAAGACATATCAAGTGATGATGCAACAGATAACATAGGGTATTTTGCTGGTAATAGAGTTTTGAGAGATGATATTGACTTTAGTGCTACTGTTCCCGGAGAAGTATACACTTACAGGGATTTGCTTGAACGAAGCGTAACTTACATGTTAGATCCAAAAACAAAGATAGGTCAAGCAGGTATAGAGCTTGCTGATATGAGTGTTGCCATGACTTTTAAATATATGTCGTTTCATAAGAATTTAAAAGATAATTTAGGAACATTGTTACAATCTAAAAAAATCTATCAACAAGATGGAGATTTATTTTATAGTGATGCTCTTGATACTTCTTCTTCTTTTGGAGGACAATCATTTTTATCAGATCCTGATAATGGTGTTGCATACAAAGAAGCATTGCAAGAAGCTTTATCATTTAACACCACTGACGGTGTTAAATATTTAAGTTCTGTAGATAGGTATATGTTACAAACAGAAGCTGATCTTGGTCATTTCTTAAAAAAGAGTGAAAAGGCTCGTAAGATTGTAAGAGATCAAGCCGACAAACTTTACAGAGCTGCAAAACAAGATAGAGCTACAGCAGAAAAAACTTTTTCTGAAACTTCTGAGCTTGTTAACAAAACGATTTTAAATTTTAATTTAGCTGAACCAGAAGACTTTATTAAAAGGTATGGAATAGGTTCTGGATTACGTAATACTGTAGACGGTATTGATCAAGAGTATATGCAAAGATTTATAAATGATATTGAACTCTTGCAAGTAGAAAGTCCAAATACTAGTCTTGAAACTATAAAGATGGTTTACACTAGTATGTTATTTAATGGTTTAATGGAACGTGCAGGTATGAAATCTGTAACAGTAGAAAGACTTCCTGAACAAATGTTGCCGGGGCAATCTGCTAAAACTCAAATACGTGTATTAGAAAACCCAGCCGAAGTATTAGAATTAATGCAACATCCAAATGTAAGATCTTACTTTAAATATTTAGGAATAGATGATGAACATTTTGATGGTTTAAGATCTATAATGAGTATGATTGCAAGAGAAAAAAGTTATAGAGATAACACTATGAGTCCCGGAATTTATAGAAACGACTATACAGATGCCAATATTCTCTCTAGAGCTTTTAACTGGTTTAGAGGTTTGGTTGGTACAGAGTTTCTTTTAGCTGATGCTGGTTTTAGAATGTTAAGAGATAATGAACAACAACTATTTCAATTTTTGTTAAATGATAAAGAAAATACTAAATTTACACTTGCCATAGCACAAAACACACGAAGACCTTCTCCTGCTGAAGTAAGTCAATTTGTTGCAAGACTAGAAGCATATTTAATACGAAATCTTTTAGTATCCTACGATTATGATGAAGATAAGAGAGAACAGCTTGGTGCTATATCAGATGTCCTAAACCCTACACAAGAAGAGTTTATGGATTTAAATTCAATAACTGGAACTAACTAAAGGAGAAACAAATGAAAGTATACAGTAATGGTTCGTCAATAAGAAAACCAATGATGTATGGTGGTGGAGCATCCATGAAAAAAATGATGGGTGGTGGCATGGCTAATACAGTGGGTAATTCTATGGCCGCAGGTATGCGAAAAAATAAAATGGGCATGATGGGAATGAAACATGGTGGTAAAGCCCATTATGGCAAAAAAAAGTAGACGTTACTAAAAAACGTCTTCGTATAAAGACCCTTAGAGGGGTAGAACGATAGGCTCTAGTGTGTTTATACCAGAGAAATCATTCTACCCCACGGGTGTCTCTAAGAACTTGATTCTGTTGATTTAGCCTTTTTTAGCTCTTCAACTTCAAGTTTTAACCGAGAATTTTCGTTTACAATACCTTGAAACAAATTTAGTAGGGTTAATTTATCTTTATCACCTACAATCATAAGTTTTATATCTTCAAACGTCATTCCTTTTTCTTCTTCTGCCATGATTACCTCAATGTGTATATATAGTTGATTTGTTCAACATCTCATCGCCTGTTGTTTTTAAGTAACGAACAAGAGATGCTAGTTTAAATGTGCCTTCATAATCTGGAAGACCTCTTTCCATAACCCTAATCAATTCTTCTGGGTTTACAGATTCCATTCGTATATCTACTTTACCGTCTTGGTTTAGATATGCTTTAAAAGAAAATAATTCTGCTAATTTATTTTGAGCCATACAGTGTATCCAAATCAGATATTTTAACATTGTAACAATTAGTCTTATACCTAAACTTATTGTCATCATCTAGATCACCTTTCTTATGATACTTAGCTTTACTAAAATAATCATCTTTAGTTATCTTACCAAGTATCCAGCCTTTAGAAAAATTATTTAATACACGTACAAACACATACATATCACATTTCTGTTTTGTGCCATGTGCTGCAATACTACAGTCATAGTGAGGTTTTGGTTCAGAGTTGCAACGTTTTGTTTTAACATCTATCTTGTTACCCACCAGATCAATAATATCATAATCATATGTATTCTGTTCTTTTGCATTTATATAATCTGTAACAAGTATTTCACCAATAAACCCTGCTAAGTTTCCCCCACCATTAGTAATTGAGTTTGCTATCGTACCCATATCGATAGCTTTCTTTCTGGCTCTAACAAATTGATCACCAGAAATTTCTAACTCTATCATGCAACTTCTCCAATATCGACAATCTCACATGCATCAGATGTACATGCTAACTCTCGACTTCCTGTTGTGGTATCTTCTTTTTCATATATAGATAACTTACTGAAGTCAATTCTTTTCGGTGTTTTTAACAATGCAGATGAATACTCTGCTTTCGTACAATCTTGATAAGGTGCTTGTTGATATGTATGATCATCATATGGTAGAAAAGATATACCAGATATTATATCAAAGTTTTCATATACCCATGCACCTACATCCATCCATTCATCTTCTTTCACTGTAACAGTTATAGATGGTTTGTGTTCACACCAGTGTTGTGCATATATTTTCCACAACTCCAACTGTTCAATAGCTGATACATCTTTCCGTACAGTAGCACCTTTTGGAGACATTGTAGGGAATGAAAAGACCGTAGTGTAGTCTGGTTTCATTACATCAGGTTCATGTACTACTCCTTCATCTTTCATAAGTTTTGTAAGAGGATCATTATTGTCTGCTCTTACTGTTCTTATGTAATACTCACTATGTCTTGCATGTATACCACTGGCTGAGTTAGTCAGTTGCGACACAGTACCTGAGGGTTTGACACAAGTTATCGCTGC